CTCCTCACCAAGAAGCGCGAGATCGTCGCGTCCGCGAATGAGATCCGCGACCGGGTTTACAAGGACCAGGCCGGCGAATGGCGCGGCGACGACACGAAAAAGTTCGACGAGCTGATGACCGAGTCGGATCGGTTCTCCAGCGAGATCGCCAGGGTCGGGAAGCTCAACGAGGCCGAGCGGAGCTTGGAACAGACGACCGAGCCCAAGGAGCGTCGGACGGTGTCCAAGCAGTCCACGCCCGATCGGTCCTCGTCGGCGAAGCCCTCCAAGGAGGATCGGGCGCTGGCGATGCACGGCTGGTTCGGGGCGGCCACGATGGAGTCGGCGGAGCGGGTGACCGACCGTCACCGCGAGGCGGCCCACCGGTGCAACATCAGCCTCGATCAGAAGTCCCTGCGGATCCGCCTCGCCCCCGAGGCGTTGCGGGGCACGGATCCCAGTGCGATCCGATCGTGGGAAGAGCGTCTGACGCAGGTCGACATCGTCAGCCCGGATCTCGGTGGTCACTACACCGTGCCGGACGAGATGATGCGTCCCCTGGAAGTCGCGCTGCTGCAATACGGTGGGATGCGCCGCGTGGCGACCGTCATCCGCACCACGACCGGCGCCGCGCTGCCGATCCCGACGCTGAACGACACGTCAAACTCGGGCGCGATTCTCGGGGAGGGTCTGGAGCACGACGAGCTGGATACGACCTTCCTCCAGTTGGTCCTGGATTCGTACAAGTACACCTCGAAGCGGGTGCCGGTGTCCGTGGAGTATCTCCAGGACAACGCGATCAACTTCGTGGGAAGGATCGGGTCGATCCTCGGTGAGCGTATTGGGCGCATCACCAACGCGCACTTCACCACGGGCACGGGCAACAGCCAGCCGAAGGGCGTCGTGACGGCGGCCTCGACGTCTGGCGTGACGGCGGCCTCGGCGACGGCGGTGACCTACGACGAACTCATCGACCTGAAGCACTCGGTGGATCCGGCGTATCGCGACCAGGGCGCGCAGTTCATGTTCGCGGACGCGGTGCTCAAGGTGCTGAAGAAGATCAAGATCCCGCAGTTCTCCGGGGACACCGCGGGACAGCCCCTCTGGCGTGCGGGGCTGAGTGCGGGTGAGCCCGACACCATCGACGGGGACGGCTACGTCATCAATCAGCAGATGCCGGCGCCGACCACGGGGCAGAAGGCGCTGCTCTACGGCCTCATGAGCAAGTACCTGATCCGCGACGTGCGCGACGTCACGCTGATCCGCCTGGACGAGCGGTACGCCGAGTTGGGCGTGGTGGCCTTCCTGGCGTTCTCGCGCCATGACGGCGACCTGCTCGACGCGGGCACGAAGCCGGTGAAGTATCTGACGATGGGGTAATCGGGTCGTCGTGAGGATCCGATTTCGCACGTCGGTCGGGGGTCCGTCCTTCGCGTATATGGAAGGGCAGACCCTCGATCTGCCGACCCCGATCCCGGTCATGTTCCAGAACTGGATCCGGAAGCGGGTGATCGAAGTGGTACGCGACGACGGCCCAGATGTGGCCGTCGTCGACGTCCCGGAACGTGCGGTGTTGGTTCGGCGCCGCCGCGGGGGCCGTCGTGGTGCCGCGGCTGTGGCCGGGTAGCACGGTGGTCTGTCTCGGCGGTGGGCCGAGTCTGACATCCGAGGATGTGGCGGCCTGTCGCGGACAGCGGGTGATCGCGATCAACGACGCCTATCGCCTGGCCCCGTGGGCCGACGTGCTCTACGCCGCCGACGCGCGCTGGTGGCGGTGGCATCGCGGGGTGCCGACGTTCACGGGACTGAAATACAGCCTGCAGCGGGATGCCGCGCATTGGGGAGTGACGATCTTGCAGCACACCGGCGACCAGGGGCTGGAGACGGCACCGACCGGCCTACGCACGGGGCAGAACGGCGGCTATCAGGCGATCAACCTGGCCGTGCATCTCGGCGCCACGCGGGTCCTGCTGTTGGGCTACGACATGCAGGTCGGGCCGGCGGGTCGCACGCATTGGTTCGGACACCATCCCGACCGCAACGTCTCCCCGTATCACACGTTCCTCGCACGCTGGCCGTCGATCGTGGCGCCGCTCCGCGCGGTGGGCGTTGAGGTGCTCAACTGTTCGCGGGAGACCGCGCTGACGGTGTTCCCGCGCGTCTCGCTCGAGGAGGCGTTGTGGTGCCCGTGACCTACGTGGTGCCCGGGGAACTGACCTCGCCGAAGTTCGGCCTCGCCTTTGCGCTCGGGTGTGGGGGGACGGTGGCCCATCCCACCATACTTCGCGCGGGAGACTTCGCGGCGTTCTGCACGCCGCCGGTGTGGTCTCTCCTTCGGCAGGCCCAAGCGGAGGGGCGCGGTTGGTACTACGGGGATCATGGGTATGTCGGCCGCGGACGATATTTCCGGATCACGCGGAATGCCTATCAACACGACGGGCGTGGCGATGCAGCGCCGGATCGGTTCCGCGCCTTCGGCCGGCGCGTGCAGGCGTGGCGCACCAGTGGCCAGCATGTCCTCGTGTGCCCGAACTCAGAGACCTACTTCCAGCTGTTCGGGATGACGGCGGCGCAGTGGGTGCGCGACACCGTGGCGGCGCTCCAGCAGGTGACCGACCGCGAGATCCGTGTGCGGTGGAAGACGACGGCCGTCCCGATCCTGTCGGACCTCCGAGACGCCTGGGCGCTCGTGACGTTCAGCTCGGCGGCGGCGCTCGACGCCCTGATCGCCGGGGTGCCGGTGTTCAGCTTGGCGCCGTGGTCGGCGGCGGCGCGCATGGGGCGGTCGTCGGTGGCCGAGATCGAGGCGCCGGCCTATCCAGACGACCGGGAACCGTTTTTGTGGAATCTTGCGGCGCAGCAGTTCCGCCTGGACGAGATCGCGTCTGGGTACGCCTGGAGGGTGCTCCATGCGGCCTGATCGCCCTCAGGTCTGGCTCGGGTGGGATGCCAACGAGATCCGCGCCTACGTGGTCGCGGAGGCGTCCTTGCGGCACCACTGCGGGCACTCGGCCGACGTGCACCGGGTCTGCCGGACGGGCCTCTGGGATCTCTATCGCCGGCCGACGAGTGAGCGGCCGGGGCATGTGCTCTGGGATGACATTTCCGGGGCGCCGATGAGCACCGACCATGCCATCGCGCGGTTCTTTGTGCCGTTCCTCATGGACTACCAGGGCTGGGCGTTGTTCGCCGATAGCGATGTGCTCGTCCGGCGCGACGTGCGGGAACTGTTTGCGTTGGCGGATCCGCGGTATGCGGTGCAGGTCGTGGAGCACGGCCCCCTCCGTGGCGAGGGTGTCAAGAAGGGCCATCACGTCCAGATGGCGTATCCGCGGAAGAACCAGTCGAGCGTGATGCTTTTCCACTGCGGGCACCCGTCGAACGCCGCATTGACGTTGGACGTCCTGAACACGTGGCCCGGGCGCGACCTGCACGCCTTCCGGTGGCTGCGCGACGACGAGATCGGGCCGTTGCCGGCTGAATGGAACTGGCTCGTTGGCGTGAGTCCTCCCGTCGCCGATCCCGCCCTCGTGCACTACACGCTCGGGATGCCGTATCTGCCTGGGCACGGTCACGATCCCTATGCGGACGAGTGGTACGAGGTCGCCCGGCTGTCTGGGTATCGGCTGCCACGAGAGGTTGGGGTGCTGGCGTAATGGGTTGGGGTGACGAGATCCTTGCCGCTGGTCAGGCGCAGCGGTGGTACGAGGCGGACCCCTCGCGCCCGGTGGCGATCTGTGACCAGCGAGGCCGAGTGCGCGATCATCCGATCTGGCAAGGGAACCCCGCCATTGCGAGTCCGGCGCTGGTGCAGAGTGGGGTGCCCGTGCAGCGGGTGACGAATGCGCCCGGCTGTCGGCCCTACATCGTCTATCCGTTCACGCGGGAGACGGGCTGGACGTTCGACCAGACGTTTCGGGCGAGGGACTATGTCGCGCGGATCTACCTGACGGAGGCTGAACTCCGGCGCGGGCTCCACGCCCATGCGACCTACGGCCCCTACGTGCTGATCGAGCCGTTCACCGATCACGGGAACTTCCTGTGGCATCACCAGCGATGGGTCGCGCTCGTCGAGGCGTGTCCTGACCTCACCTTCGTGCAGCACGTCCACGCGGACTCTGTGCGTGTGCCCGGGACCCACCAGGAGCGGGCGACGTTTCGTGAGGCGTGCGGCCTGCTCCTGGGCGCGCGGGCGTATGTGCGCTCGGAGAGTGGCCTGTGTCATGCGGCGGCGGCGCTCGGGGTGCCCACGGTGACGATCTGGGGCGGGTGCATGGATGCCGAGGTGCTCGGCGGGTATCCGCTACGGGTAGACATCGTCGATGCGGGCCCCGGGAGTCCGTGTGGTCGCTGGCTCCGGTGTCAGCACTGCCGGGACGCCATGGCGCGGCTGTCGGTCGATGAGGTCGCGTCTGCGCTTCGGCTGGCCCTGCAGATGGGCGCGGAGGTGGCGTCATGCTGAGGCGCGCGCCCTGGGATGAGGGGCTGGCCTGGCACACGAACCAGATCACGCCGCCACTCGAGCAGCCGCTCACGGTCGCCGTGGTGCGGGACACACACCTGCGGGTGACGAACGGCACGATCGAGGACGACTACATTACGCGGTTGATCCGGACGACGACGCAAGTGGCTGAACGGGTGACGCGCCGGGCGCTGATGCCGCAGACGCGCGAACTCGTGCTCAGTCGGTTCCCTGTCGGGGCTGGGCGGATCGAAGTGCCGTGGCCGCCGCTGATCGAGGTCGTGTCGATCGACTACGTCGACCCAGACGGGACCCCGCAGACCCTGACCGTCTCGCCGCCGCAATATCAAGTCAGTGCCCCGTTCGGCCCGACGTGCGGGAAGGGGGTCCTCGTGCCGGCGCGCGGTGAGACGTGGCCCTCGACGGACGTGGAGACGCCGGACGCGGTCACGGTGACCTTTCGCTGCGGTTACATCGACGGGGGCAGTCCAGAGCAGGCCGCGCCGCCCGAAGACATTGTGCACGCGCAGCTCTTGATGATCGGCGAGATGTACAAGCAGCGGTCGGAGTCGGTGATCGGCTTCGGGATCAGTGTGAACCCGGCCGTGATCCGCGCCCGTGACCTCTGGCGTGAGTATCGGGTGTCCTGATGGCGAGGCGCATGCACCCGATGGAGGCCGGCGAACGCGACCGCTACGTGCAGTTCCTGCCGCAGACGGAGAGTCAGGGGTCGTCGCATTATCCGGTCATGACGGACGGCACGGCGATCGGGGCGTGGGCGCGCAAGGACGATGTGGGCGGGCGTGAGCGTGTAGCAGCCGAGCAGTTGTCCGCGCCCTATACGACGCGCTGGGAGGTGTCCTATCGTGCGGATCTCGACCCAGACCTCGTGAATGTGCCGAAGGCGTTCGTGCTCGTGTATCAGGAGCGGCGCTACGACATCACGGCGGCGTCGATGATTGGTCGGAAAGAGGGCGTTGAGTTGCTGACGGTGGCCCAGCCATGAAGGTCCAAGTGCGCTTCGAGGGCGGGTTGGAATTGTCGAAGGCGCTCGCGACGTTGTCGGAGGCGGTGTCGCGGAAGGTGCAGGTGGAGGCGTTGACGGCCGGCGGCACGATTATTCAGCGCATGGCTGCTGCGCAGGCACCGCGTTCGCAGGACGGCCCGCCACACCTCGCCGACCACATCGCGATCGGTGCGGTGTCGGCGCGACAACTGGAGGCGCGAGGGCGGGCGTCTGAGACCGTCGTGGAAGTGGGGCCAGAGCGGAAGCCGACCGACGTCTTCTACGGCTACTTCCAGGAGTACGGCACGGTGCGTCATGCGGCGCAGCCGTTCATGCGGCCGGCGTTTGACCAGGGGGCTCAGCGGAGTCTGGATGTGATCCGCGCGTGGCTCTGGCATGCGATCCGGAAGCGGGTACCGGGGGGTGGGTGACCGTCGAAGAGGCCGTCGTCGAGCGGCTGCTCGCGCTGTCCAGCGTGACGGCGTTGGTGAGCACGCGGGTATATCAGTTGCGCCTGCCGCAGCGGCCCACGTTGCCAGCCGTGCGGGTGCAGCAGATCAGCGAGTCGGAGCCGTACCACCTGCGGGGCGCGGTCAATTTGTATCGGACGCGGATACAGGTGGACGCCTACGCCGCGGAGGCGTCTGGGAGCGATCCCTATGCGAGCGCGAACGCGGTGGCGTCGGCGATTCAGGGGGATTGGTTGGCCGGGTCGCCCCCCAACGGGCTCTCCGGCTGGCAGGGGATGGCTGGTGGCAGTCCGTCTACGCTGCAGGTCGTCTTCAGCGAGCGCATCGATCGGCGCCCGATGTTTGAAGCGGACGAACTCCGTCTGGTGCGAGTGCGCCAGGACTACATGGTGACGTGGAAGGCCCTCTGAAGGGCATGAACAAGCGCGACAACGACAAGGAGTGACGTGTCATGGCCGACAGAACAGATACCTTCTACGCCGCAGACGCCATTCATGGCTACGGCGCACAGCTCGAAGTGGGGGATGGTACCAGCCCGGAAGTCTTCGAAGCCATCGCCCAGATCCTGAGTATCACGCCGGGGGAAATGACCACGGCCGTGATCGACAAGACGCATCTCCGCAGTCCGGAGGCGCATCGCGAGAAGCTCGCCGGCATCCGGGATAGTGGCCCGTTCACGTTGCAGGGCACCTGGGCGCCGGCAGAACAGAGTCAGTCCAACGCCGGCGGCGGCACCGGGGCCTTCGCGAGTGGGGGGCTGGTCGCCATGTGGCGCAACCGCACGGAGCACAACTTCAAGATCGTGCTCAACGACGGCAGTCCGGCGACCGAATGGCCCTTCCGCGGGGTCGTCACGCGGTTCCAACCTGGAGAGATCGGGATCGACGACAAGATCAACTTCACGGCGGAAGTCACGCCGCTCCAGGATTTCTCGGCTGACCTCCCGTAAGGGCGGCGTATGGCGAATCCTGAACGCGGGGAAGTCGCGCTGGTGGTGGCCGGTCGCGCATACACGCTCAAGTTGAGCATGAACGCGGCCGTCACCCTCGAACGCAAACTGAAAAAGCGGATCGGCCAAATCATGCAAGAGGCGAGCGCCTTGAGCTTCGAGTCGATCCGGCTCGTCGTGTGGCTCCTGCTGCAGAAGCACCACGCCGAGGACTTCACGACGGAGGACAAGGCTGGCGAATTGATTGACGACGCGGGGGGCGTGCAGGTGTTCTTCTCGGCGCTGCAGGCGTTGACAGAGGCGAACCAACCGGAGGGAGCGGCGGCGGACGGAAACCCTCCGGAGGCTCAGGATGGGACTGGCGAGAGGTCTACCTCACCGCCCGACGTCTCGGCCTGAGCCGCGAGGAGTTCTGGGACCTCTCGCCGCTGGAGTTCTACCGGGAGGTGGAGGTCGCGCGGCTGTGTCGCCAGGACGCGGCGGATCGTGACATCACGCTTGCCTGGCATGTCGAAGCGTTGCATCGGCAGAAGAAGCTGCCGAGTCTGAAGACGCTAGTCCGGCGGGTCGGGGTGAGTGTCCGGCAGTCGGCGGTGCAGATGCGCTCGGCGCTGTCGGTGATGAGCGCGCAGTACGGGATCCCGATCCGAAAGGCGAAGAAGCGGATATGACCAGAGCTGAAGTGGCGGCACGTCACGATGGCTGAGTCGGCTGTCGTCGGCGTCCTTCGCGCGCTCCTGACGCTGGATAGTGCCGAGTTCGAGTCGGGCATGAAGAAAGCGAACAGCGCATTCAAGGACATGCAGCGCGACTGGAAGAAGGTCGGACTCCAGGCCACGCAACTCGGGACGCAACTCACCAAGACCTTGACCCTGCCCATCCTCGGGGCGGGGTCGGCCGCGGCCAAGGCGGCGATTGATTTCGAGTCGTCGTTCACGGGGATCCGGAAGACCGTCAAGGGCACCGAGGAACAGTTCACGGCGTTGGCGAAGGGCATGCGGGATCTGTCCAAAGAGATCCCGATCAACGTCAACGAACTCAACCGGATCGGGCAGGCCGCCGGACAGCTCGGGATCAAGACCGAGAACATTCTGGGATTCACCGAGGTCATGGCGCAGCTCGGCGTCACGACGAACATCTCGAGTGACCAGGCGGCGACCTCCCTCGCGCGTCTGGCCAACATCACCGGCATGTCGCAGGGTGACTTCGATCGACTCGGTTCCACGATTGTCGACCTCGGGAACCACTTCGCCACGACCGAGGCCGAAGTGGTGGACTTCGGTGTGCGCATTGCGGCGGCGGGCAAGATCGCCGGGCTGACTGAGCCGCAGATCCTCGCCATTGGTGCGGCGATGTCGTCGGTCGGTGTAGAGGCGGAAGCTGGTGGCACGGCCGTCCAGAAAGTCCTGAACGGCATGACGGAGGCCGTGGCGACGGGCGGCGACGCGTTGACCGTGTTTGCGGCCACGGCGGGGATGTCGGCGAGCGAGTTCGGGCGGGCGTTCACGGAGGACGCCGCGGGGGCGTTCAACGCCTTTGTGCA